TAAATGCCACAACTAGTTTCATATCCTCAGGATCTATCTTCCCCTCAAGAGAAAGATAGGTCCCTGTTGGACTAATGTTACTAGTGCGTCTAATACCAAGAGCTGGATATAAAAATGATCGTGATTTCTGAAAATACTTCCCATAAAGATTTTCTATCATATTGTTTTCTTTATAAAACTACGGAACCTGTTGCAAAATCATAAGGTAGCTCGTAGCTTTTATTACTATAATGCCAATTGGCTTTATCTATCACTTCAAATAATCTGTTAGCCCAGTTACTTAATGTTGAACTAGATACCGGGAAAGCATATGTTTGAAATGCTCTATCTATAACTACAAAATGAAACTTAACTGTATATCCTTTTTCTATTAATTCTTTGTACACTGTAGCAGCCATTGTAACATATATAGCAGCTTGCATCCAGTAGGAATAGAATTCAATAGTCTCAGGAAAGTCTTTTAAGTCTTTACTAGTAGTCTTGATATCATTAACAAATATAGTCTTTTTGTCGTGATCAATAACAAGATTATCTATAATTCCTTTAAGTCCAAATGGTTGATTAGCTAGTTCTATGTCTAGTGGAAGCTCGTTCTGTACTTCTACATTACTAAAATCATTTAGATCACAGCCAATAAGCTCACAAATTGACTTGTTAGTCTTGATTAAGTCTACGGCACTTTTACAGTAGTCATAGGTTTCCTGATCAATTAACATCTTAGATCCTTTGATTTTAAGAAATGCCCAATAGTTTGTAGCTTCTACAGTGACAACCTTTTCTATACGTTGTTGGTCAGTCTTTAAGTTCTGAAAGTAGTTTATATCTTTCATTACATCTAAGATGGCTCCTCCAAATTCTTCTAAGTTAGTACGAGTGTCACCATCTTCAGCTATTTCTACATGATGGTTATAAACTCTATCTACTATTATTTTGATATTATCACCTGGAAGTTTACCTGGGCTAATAACAAACTGGTCATTAAACTTCTCCTCTTCTAAAAGAAGTGCATGGATAATCTTACCTTGTATTAAGTGAGCATCTGTACGTTCTTCTTTATTACCTAGAACATACATCTGATAGAACACTGCAGGATTCCATATAAGCTTATTTAAGCTACTATAAGAGAAGTTAAACTTCTTACTATAAAAGTCATCTTGTAATTTAATGACTGTCTCTTCCATCAACGCTTCTAATTCCATCCTTCTGAGTTTTCTTGTTTTAATAATTTTTGTGCTACCTCACAGATCATCATACCTGATATCTGATTACCGTCATCTAATTTATGTTCTATACAGAACTCAGGATAAGATACATAAAAAGCTCTTGATACAGCTCTCCATGTATAGTCTTCCTCACATCTCCATTCTCTAATTGATTGTACCATTTCTGGAGTCATATTATCTTCTATACGCTGCATAGCTTCATCCCAATGCTTTTTAAACTCTTTTCTTGCTGCAGCTAACTCTGGATCGTTCCATATTGTTTTAAAATTAGGAGTACTATCCAATTCTTGATTATCTTCCATATTATTAGTTTATTATTTTGAAGGCCATAATCCTAGCTCTATAAGCTTTTCACTCATACGTTGCTGAGATCTAGTATCTACTGTCATAGCTTCCTCATATTCAAGGAAGTGAACCAATTCTCTAATTAGATCATTACAGTTTTTAAGCTTTTGAGTTATACTAGTTAACTCTGCTTGACAGTCTTCAGCTCTGAAGCTGTCTCTATGTAAATCGTCCATCTTACTTTAGTTTTTCTAATTTTGTTTTATGATCGTGGCATGTTGTACAAAGTACCTGTAGATTATCCTGTTCACAAAAGAGTCTATCTACAAATCCTGGAAGATCCTGCCCACAGTTTAAACTACCTGCTCCTACAATATGATCCACATTTATTTGTTTTTCAGGAAACCATCTATGGCAACAGTTACATTCATATTCAAACTTTTGTCTCTTATTAGGTCCTTTATACGCCCTACGAGCTTTCATCTTGCATTCTGTAATAGGTTTCCACCATCTAGACTTTTGTCTGAGAGCACTGCGTATAAAGCTCCAGAAAGCCGATTCAGTCATAGTACCGGAGTTTCTAGTTTTAATAGCTTTACTTGCTCTTTTAGTTGGTTTCTTTTTAGCTGCCATTTAATTTTTTATTTATTAATGGAACTAACCTGTCTCTAACAGCTTTAGCTCCATGGTCTTTAATTGAGTCAGATAGGTCTTTACTCATAGGAAGAAGAAGTACTTCCACTGCAGGATAAGTAATTTTATACTTTTCCATAGCTTTAATACCTGCCTCATCATTATCAAACATTATAATTACTTTCTTATATTCTTTGATAAACTCTTCCATAATGTCCTTCTTTATCATAGAATTCTCACTATCAGGAGCTATCACATTTATATTAGAAAGTTTAAGAGACTTCAGAGACATCATGTCCTTAAGACTAGATAAAATAACTAAATAATCATTGTCTTCAAGATGCTGCTCTCCTTGCAAGTAGTCTCTAATTTTTAAAAACTTCTTATCAGATGTTTTAGGTTGGTATATTTTATACAGCTCACCACCTTTTGTAAAGTAACCGTATATATAGTTTCCACTAATTACTAGTTCTTTATCATCTTTTATCATAGTGTAGTAAGATAGGGGTCTTACACAATACTCATCCAATATTTTAGATCCAATGTTAAACTGAGTCCAGAAATATTGATCTTGAGTGGTCCATGGTCTAAAGACATAACTATGTACTTTATACTTGGATTGTTCTTTGAATTCCTTTACGTCGTATCCACCATTATTATGGAGGACATAATCATTATACTGCTCAACAATTAGATTGCAGGCTTTATGATAAGATAGATTATTTAAATCTTTTACAAGATCTATGGCTGATCCGCCTCTACCTGTAGAGAAATCTTTATATTTATACACTTTAATTTTTGGATCAAAGTATATACACATACTTGGTGTACGTTCTTTATTATTAAATAAGCTTTTAATCTTTACATCTTCACCAGCTAACTTTCCTTTCAGTTTGCAAAAATGTTCAAATACCCAAGGTGTTGGCACATCTTTTATATCGTGTACCAGATTTTTAGTTTTAAACATAATTTAGAATTTAAAAAAAATTGGGGAGAGTAGAAACCCTCCCCGCTTGTATGTATATGAAAGAAAAGCTTACATGTTAAAATCATCATTTACAGGCTCAAAACCAGATACGGCTTTGTTCTGTAAAGCTCTATAGTGATACTGATTGTTTTTATCAAACTTCTCTAATTTAGTTTCATCTGCATTTGCAAATTTAAACTTAGGAAGTGATAACTTAACAATAGTCTTACCGTTGTACTCTTCTTCTTGAGCTTTAAGGAAGAAATATAAGTTCTTACCTTTTAATAACTTAGATACTTGAGCAACCCAGTCTTCAATGCTAGATGCACTGATAGCATCTAACTCATCTTTCAATCCTAATTCTACAGCAATAATGCTAAGTTTGTTCATGATTTCATTCTTAGATGGACTTGTCTCATTGTAAGAATCAATCCACATACTTGCAGATACTCTAGCAGATTGGCCTGTAAATTTAGGGCCATTCTCATTACCTTTTTCTATAGTCCATCCTTCAAAGTTTTCTAACGCAGGTCCCTCTAAAACTAATTCTAGAGCTTTCTTTCCTGTGTTTTTAGATTCTCTTACTGATGCACTAAAGATGTGTGCATAATTTACTCCTGGTTGTAGAGACTTCTGTACTCCACCACCTTGTTTTACTTCCTGTCCTTTTGTACTAAACATACGTGTTGTTTTATAAATGTTAAACGTTTAACTAATTTTCAAAATCTGTGATTGCTTTCTTTACTAAACCTAAATCGTTTGCTATCTCAAAGGTATCAAACATTCCTTTAGGTGACTTACATGTGTTATCACCTGTAGTCTGAGTTTCAAAAACATATCTGATTACATCATCCTTGCCTTTCTTTACCTTACCGTATAGTACAATAGAGAATAGACCCTCTAAGGTAAGCTTTTCATCAACCATTTTACCGATTGTTTTAGCTTTTAATTTTCTCTTACCGTCCATATCAGTAGACTCTTCAGCATGAGTTAAAAAGAATACAGTTAGATCATCTCTCAAGTCTTTAGGCATTCTAGCTATACGAGCTAAGCCTGCACCAATCTGAGTGAATTTTTCATAACCTTTCTCATCTACTCTTTCAAAGAACTCAAATGAGCTCATGTACTGAAAATCATCTACCACTATGGTTTTGATTTCCGGACGCTTGTCATTTACATACTGTAATGCTGCATAAATATTCTGGGTACCAGACTTATCATACATATTACCTGCAGGATTGTCTTTAGACCAAATAGAATACTTTGACTTCCATCCTTTAAATGGTAACGGTTTGTTAGCCACATTAATGATGAATGTTTCCTTTGGGTCCAGGGTCTCAATAGCTGTAGACTTACCTGCACCTGACTCTGCAATAATTAATACTCCTTGTGCCATGTGATTGTTATTATGTGTTATTTAGATTTTATAAGCTCGTTTAACCAAGTTTTAGCACTTACAGCTTTTCCTGTATGAATAGCATAATAGTCTCTTATAGTCATTTCACTATAAGGAGCATCTGACATATCCATAGAAGCAGGAGCCGGATACATTGGCATATCCTTTAAAACAGGATTAGGATTTGTTGTAAATACATTTTCTGTACTTCTAACTGCTTCATATTTACTAATGGCAACAGCTTGATGATTAACAGATCTTAACTGTTCAATAGGAACTAAATAAGATCCTTTCTCATTTAATTCATACTCTTCTTCAAAAGCTGCATTATATGGAATTCTGTACACTGTACGCTTAGGATCTACAGGATCTAGCTCTCTAGTGACTAATTCAAAATAGAAACCTTTTTCTTTCTTAAACTCTGATGAAAAGATACCAACTACAAGAACTCCTTGTTTATTGTGGAATGGCATCTTCATATTGAAATCTGTGATACTAATACCAAGATCATCAATTAATGTTTTATGGTAAGTACGTATAGCTTCAAGCTTGCTACGCTTCCATTCTTTTTTCTGCTCTTCAGCAGTCTGTAAAAAATTAAAATCTGACATACTGTGTGTTGTTATGGTTGAAATTGATTTGTTGTAAATTGTTGTCCAGCTTGTTGATTTCTAGCTGAACGTCTTTGATATGTACCTGTTGGATTCTGAGAATCAAACTCTGCTACTTCTACTAATTTCTGTCTGTTGAAATTAGCATCCATAAATAATAAGTTATTATCATCAGATCCGTTTCTCACTTTAAGTAAGTGCATAAAGATATGATTTTTTTTAACATCATATTCTTTAGGTCCATATAAAGGAATATTAGCTTTAAAAGGATTGTTTAATGCTAGTAACATATCTGATCCTTGCATAAGAGCATCACCACCAAATACATCTGATGATACAGGATAGTTACCAATTTTACCTGGCTCCTTTCTTGACGGCTCATCAATTGTACGGTTAAGTTGAGTGATCATAAATATGATAACAGGAAGTTCTTTTTTAACTTGCATTAATGCTTCTACAGTGTTATACAATGTAGCAATCTTTTCTTTCTCATCTGGTGCTTTTTTAATTAACCAGCTATGATCAATAGTTACTATTAAAGGTTTGTTACCAAGAGCTACATAGTATTGCTTTATAGCATCTATTATCTCTTTATTATTAATAGGATTAGTTATTTGTAATCTATGTATACCTTGACTTTCTAATATTTCTGTCTCTCTAACATACTTTAATAATAAATTATAATTATAATCATCAAGAGCTTGAGTAGTACTTAAGATTTGATTATAGTCAAGAGCAGTCTCTGCAGCAAAAGCTCTAGAGCCTGACTGTTTAGCTCCCATTTCAAACTGGAACTCTAAAATATTAAATTCTTGTCCAATATTTAATGTACGAGCTTCTCTTAAAATTTGACTTACAATAAGTGTCTTACCTGCACCAGGTCTAGCACCAATTGTAATAAGAGAGCCCCATTCTATACCATTGACTCCGGCATTGTTTAATCCAGGCCAAGGTGTTAATAAAGATTTTATATTTCCTTTACGTCTGTCATCTACGTATTGAGCAGTCTCCCTTAAGATCTCTGAATACTTTCTGGCACCATAAGGTCTTTCTTTCTGCCCAGACATTATATAGAAGTTATAAGTTTGTTAAGGTCAACTCTAACTTCTTGTAAAGCTTCCATCTTTCCTTCTAGAACAGCTTTGCTCATTAAGTTATTGACAGCTAATTTAAAGCCATCTAAACCAATACCATAAACTGTTTTCTTTTCATTAAGAGGAATAGTAATTTGATAGAACATAGATTCTATCTCTTTTTCATAATTGGTCATACACTGTGTTTTTGTAATTTTGAGGGATGTGAAGTTAAGATATATACTTACAGCTTCCAAAAAATATCTAAAGTATTTTTAGATATTTAATATTTTAGGATCGTCTAATATAGCCTGACAAGTGTCAGCTAATTTAGAGGTATCATTTTTACTTATAAAGTAACTACTAGTAGCCATAAATTTAAAGCCCATCTTCTTATAATAATTTACGTAATAATCTGTAGCATCCAAAACTAATTCCCAATCATATTGAGGATACTTTTTAAAGAACTCTACAAACTTCTTAGTTAACTCAGCAACACTTTGTCTACCTAACTCTTTGGAAGGCAATCTATTAGCAGGGAACATTTCCCTATATTCATTTACATTTTTCATAAAATCTTCACCTAAAACTTCTTTTGTAATTCTAGATTTAGTCTTCTTTAAAAATGTCTCAAACTCATCTAAGATATATAATGCTCCTTCTGTTAAATTGCCTTCAGGATCTATCCAACCCCTCTGCTCACATACAACTCTTTGAGCATTAGCATTAATAACCTGACTAGGTACAATCTTTTCTCTACAGCTATCTAAATAGTAAAGCTGATTAGGGCTTATATTATACTTTCTGCAAACAGTCCATAATTGGTGACTCATCTGTTATATTATTTATTTTTTTAATGTTATCTAATACTTTGTAATATTTCTCTCTAAATACAGGGCAGGTTTCAATTAAGTCTTTAAACGTGTTAACTGAATGAATGACTGTTGTATGGTCCCTTCCATTAAGATATTCTCCAATTGTTTTAAGAGAGTATTTCATGTTTCTAGCTAGGAAGCAGAAAATTGAGCGTAGTTCTGTAATTTCTCGTATTCTAATTTTATGCTTTAAATGGATTACCTTATCGTGTCTAGAAGGTAAAAAGGGGGTAAAATAAGCCTCTAACTGCTCTAAACTAATCAGAGGAGACTTGTCTGATGGGTCTGTAACTAAGTTGATTTTGGTTAAAACTACAGGGTAGTATTCAAATTTAATAAAAAACTCTTCTTTAAACTTGTCAATAAGCTTTTTCTCTAAGTATGTGGCGTAGTCTTGGTTATTCATATATAGATTTTATGTTCACAAATGTAGATAATTTCCTGAATATTTCGTATATTATATTGTAGGGATTGTACAAATTCTACATATTCTAAGTTTATATTAAATTATTTATACAATGGCTAAGAAATTTTATGCCCAAAAAGACGCTCTAGGGTTCCCAATTCCGGGTACATTGATGTCTGTTGCTAGTACAGCTAAAACTCCTATTGACACTATTGTTATTCCTGCAACAAATGTAACTCCAGGAGCAGGTCAATCAGTGGTAGCTCAACCTTCAGGTTTACGTTATTTTGTACGTAAAGACTTAAAAGGAAATATTGTACCTAACACATTGACTGTCAGTCTAAAGAAACCAGCAGGTTCTGTTTATGAGTTCAAACTTTTAAAATAGAATATTAAATGACTAAAGAGAATCCTTCTATAGCTGCTTTTAAGGTGTGGATATTCCCATCTTTAGTATCACTTGTTAGTCTTTTGATATGGAATGATGTCAATGAGATAAAAGCTGATGTTAAGCTTCTTATGGCTCAGTCTAATGTAGATAAAACAAGGATTGATAATATAGAAAGACAGTTTTATAAAACTGCTCCGTCAGCTTCTATTCCCGCTATACCTGAAAAGGAACGTGAAATAGTATATGCTGTTTTACCTGATAACAAGATAAAATACACAAGATGAATTTTAAAGACTGGGTTTTAGATCTTTTTAAAGATGAGCGTGGTTCTACATCAATCAAACCTGTAGTAGGTTTTATGTGTGCATTATTCTTATGTGTAACATTAACTGCTAACAGTTTTAGTCATGGAGATATTAAACCTTCAGATGCTTTGGTAGAGTCTGTAATGTATATCTGTATAGCAGCTTTACTTGGTGATACCGGTGATAAGTTTTCATTAAAAAAGAAGTCAGATGAAATATCTTAGTATAATTATCTTAATATTAATTGTAGTGGTATTCTTCCAACAAGGAGGATGCGGTTATGTTAATTTTGACGGTAAGAAATCAGATACTACAGTTGTCCATGATACTACATGGTCTGTACATGATACTACCATCTATAAAACACTAACTTTAAAAGGTAAAGTGTTACATGATACTATTCAGACTCCTCCAGAATATATTGCTGATACAAATTACCCTAAGCTTTTAGCTCAATATAATGATTTGTTAAGTAAGTATATGGCTCTTGTAGAGTTTAAAGATACTATCAGACTTGATACTCTTGGTTATGTTTCTATTATAGATACAGTTAATCAAAATAGTCTTAGAGGAAGATCGGTCAGATCTAATTATAAGATTCCTACAATAACTAACACTGTTACTATACAACATTATGAAAAGCCTAAGACTCAAATGTTCTTTGGTGGTGGTATAAACGGTAATCAAACTCTTGGAATTACAGGAGCAAGTGCCGGAGTATTATTAAAGAATAAAAAAGATCATATATACGGATTGAATATAGGTACTGAAATTAATGGTCCTATTACTTATGGTATTCAATCTTATTGGAAGATAAAACTAAAAAAATAGTATGAAAAAAGTAATTGCATTTTTTAAGAGCTTATTTGCTGCACCTGTAGAACCAGTTGTGGCTCCTGCTCCAGTGGTAGTAGAAGAAGCTCCTAAAGTTAAAAAAGAAGTAGTTGTTGCTGAAGAAGCAGCTCCTAAAAAGAAGAAAAGATATTACAAACCTAAAAATAAGGCTTAATCATGGACTTATCTCGTTTAAAAGGACATGTTCCTGACACAGTTATTGCTCAGATTCCTTCTATACAAGAAAAGTTTGGTATTAAAACTCCATTGCGTCTAGCACATTTTTTAGCTCAAGCTGGTCATGAATCTGGTGGCTTTAGAGTTACACAAGAAAACCTTAATTACTCTGCTAAAGGATTAACAGGAATATTTAAGAAATATTTTAAGCGTCCTGATGGTACAGTTGATGAACCTAAGGCTGCAGCGTATGCTAAGAAGCCTGAGAAGATTGCTAATCTTGTATATGGTGGACGTATGGGTAACGGTCCTGAAGCATCAGGTGATGGTTATAAATTTAGAGGTCGTGGATATATCCAGTTAACTGGTAAAGATAACTACACAGCGTTTGGTAAATCAATTGGTGTGGATATGGCTGCTAATCCTGATTCAGTAGCTACAACTCATGCTCTATCTTCAGCTGCTTGGTTCTGGTCTAAGAACAAACTTAATGAAATTGCTGATACAGGATCTTCTGATGAAGTGGTTACTAAGATCACTAAAAGAGTTAATGGTGGTACTATTGGTCTTGCTGATCGTATCAAGCATTTTAAAGAGTATCATACATTACTTGTTTAATTCTAAATAAATCAAAATGGCTGTAAAGAAAGGTTCTAAATCTGACAACAGGAAAGTCTCTTTTGGTAAACGCAAAGGAGGAAAAGCTTCAAAAACATCTGGCCCTAAAGCTAAGAAAGTTAGTAAGTACAGAGGTCAGGGTAGATAATTTCTACCCTTTCTTTTTTTAAAAATTTATACTATGTTAATATTAACTAGACTCCGAGAGTATTTACTTTACGGTTTTATGACCTTTGTAGGTGCATGGTTACTTTTTGCTATAAGTTTTATGTTCTACTGTTTATTCTTAGAATTTACAGGAGGTCAAGAAAAACTTCAGCAAATGTCTAATGAGTTTTCTTGGAAGTTTGATGGTACATTTAAAAACCATCCAGGAAACATTTGGTATGAAGAACCTAAGACAATTGCTATAGGAATGATTACTAACAAGATCCAGATTGGAAACTTAGCGGGTAATAGAAAACTAGAATTTGGTATAAAGAATGTCTTAGAAGAAGTGTATCAAGCTGAGGGCTATGATTTAGATCACGCTTCTGACAATGTTTTAAAGGTTGATATAGTATATCTAGATGTATTAAAAACACAATCTAGCTTTTCTATAGTACATAATAACAAGGAATCTGTAGTTATCAGACTACAAGGATTCTTATATAAAGGTGATAAGCTCGTTAAAAAGATTCTTGTAGAAGAATCTGCAAATGAGATATCAATGTCCACTCTTCTTATAGATGAAGGAGGTAAATTTAACAATCAAAATTTATCTACTGCTATTAAAAAAGCATGTAGTTCACTTGTAAAGAAACTTAATTAATGAAGAAACTATTATTTTTTCTTACACTTTTATTTGTTATTCAAGCATCTGCTCAACAGAAGTTTAAAGCTGCTGTTACAGTTGGTGGTCCATCTCTTAATAGAGGTGGTGAGTTTGACTATGTAATTTATGGTAATGGTATGAATAATGCTACTACTCGTCAGTTACTATTTGATTTACAATATGATAGAAACAATTTTGAGATTGTATCTGTAAATCATACTGGTACAGGTGGTAATGGTGGTATTCTTCCTCAAGGTTCTACTATTAATCTTTCTTACTATGATTATCCTGGATATAACTTTCTTACAGTGAGCTCAGGATCTAGTGCTAATAATACAACCAATGGTACTACTAACTATCAATATGCACAGTATAATTATAGCAATACTAATCCATATGCTATATTAAGAGTTACTCTTACTTGGTCTACTACATCAGCTATGCCTTATAATGGTTATAGTGATTTTATAAAAATTAAATATAGACTCAAAGCTGCTTCTACAGCATATACTTTTAACCCAATTAAGTTAAACTTTGTAGCTGGCTGGACAGCTTCAGGTGCTTATGATGCTACTACAATGGAAGCTCCGTTAACTACAGCTGTAGTTATGAACCAAAACTTTGGTAAATATGTGACAGCTAAAGTAGATTTAAACTCTAACTTATTTAATCTTTCTAATCTTAGAGTATCTTTTAGAGACACTGTAGCAAATACAGGCGTTTTATTCCCCGTAACTTCTACAGGAGATGTAGATGTAAATCAATCTCAGTTAGCTGCTAATAAAGTTTATGAAGTTAGTTTAATGCATGACATGGATAAATTATATGATATCTATGGTAATGCAATTACTATATCAGATTTTACTACAGCTCAGAATGAATTTACTTCAATGGGACTGGATGGATCAAATGGTCAGAATTTAAAAACTGGACAGTCACTGTATGCTGCTGACATTAACAGAAACCAAAAGATAGATGGAGGTGACTTACCTAGATTACTAGGTCAAGTAGCTAATATTGATACATTAACAAAACTTCCTAGTACTTATGTTGCAGGTAGTGCGGGATATATGGCTATTCCTACTTGGAATGCAGCTGAAATACGTACACTTGCTGGTCAAGTTGAATGGGTATATGTTAATGTTGGAACATCAAATAGTACTTTGTATGTTGATATGAGAAAGTTTCCTAGTGGAACTGTAGCTAGTACTTTAAAAAGTATACAATTATTTGATGTATACACAGGACCTATAGAATATATAACAGAAGATGCTGCTTGGGCTCAGTATAAAATTCCTACTACTATACCAAAAGCTGTAGATGGTAGTTCATTATACTCTGTATATATAAGAAAGAATAATAATGATTATATGTTCCAAGCTGAACCTAGTTTTAATACTTCTGTGAACAGTTCATGGGGAGCTATAAATACTACTAACTGGAAAAATATAACATATCCTAGAACTTATTTAACTACAGGGGCTCTTGGTACAAATGCTGTTTTAGATCTTAAATATCTTTTATGGGGTGATGTAAACAGATCTCACTCTTCTCAGGTCGTAACTGTTTCTGGAGGATCTTCTACTGTACAAACTAATGCCGTTAATAGTTTACAAACTAACACTGCATTTAGAAACATGTCTACATTCTCTACAGGAGGATTTATCAACACTCCATATGATGTAAGTTCTGTAGATGTAAACTTAACTAACTTAACTGTTACAAGTAACACTATAGAAATACCTGTAGGTTTAGACACTAAAGGTTTAAATGTATCTGGTTTACAGTTTGAGTTTACATACGATCCTAAAAAGATTAAGTTTGAAGAGCTTATACCTACAATTCCTGCTACTTGGTACATTTTTGCAAATGATAATAATGGCAGAGTTAAATTTGGAGCATTAGATCAAAATAAATCAGTTGCTTTATCTGGTGTAAGTACACCATTCAAACTTAAGTTTAGCACAATTGGTGAAGGTGTAAATATTATTACATCTGTAAAAGTATCAACTCTTATGGATGCTAGTGATGCTAAAGGTAATCAATTAGGTATTAATCTAAATTCTACACAAATTAAATTAACTGGTTATAACAACTTTTAGAATGAATAAATTAGAAAAATTATTGAACTTAGGATTTTTGCTAACTATTGTAGTTGCAAGTTGTAGAAAAGTAGAGCCTGTACCTTTTCAAACAATTGATTTAGGTAAACAATCTACATCTACAAGTATTAAATCTATTGTACAAAATGGTACTACAGTCACTGCAGAGTTTGCAACAACTCCAGGAGCTAAGTATTCTGTACAGATAATCCCATTTGGTTCAGAAGAGCCTGCTAAGAAAGAGGGGTTTACAGCTAAAGATAGTTTAACTGTTAAATCTTATAGCTTAGTTGATTTACCTAAAAAACACTATGATTTTATATTCATAGATATTAGCGGTAAAGAAGTAAAGTTTCCTATATTAATTAAATAAACTATAAAAACATACATTATGTCAGAAGAAGTAGAACAAGAATCAACTGGTAAATCCTTTAAAGGGATTCTTATCACTTTAGTAAGTACCGTTACACTAGGTGTAGGTGGTTTTGTTACTAACAAATTAACAGGTGGCGGTGATGAGAAAGAAACTCCTGCCGCTGCAGCTCCAGTTATTAATATTACCAACTCTAACCAACAAGCTGCTGCTAGTGGTGGTAAAACTGTTATTATTAAGGAGAAAGAAGTTGCAGCTAAACCTGCTGCTCCTGTTAAAAAGAAAGAAGGAGACGAGTTTAAAGAAGAAGCTCCTAAATGGTAATATATTATTAAGAATTAAAAAGTTTTCATGGAAGATAAAAAACAACCAGAAGCTGGTGGATTCAAAGAACTCCTAGGCTCAATGATGAGAAGACGCTGGTTTATTACAGCGTTAGTATTAGGATCATTTATGATGATCATTGTAGCTATTTTTATAGCTGTATCTAATAACGCCACTATGGCTGGGGAATGGAAAGAGTTGTTAATGTTATTATTAGGAGCTTTTATTGGCTCTTATGGTAAGATTATAGATTACTGGTTCTCTGATACAGACAAAGACAAGATGCTTGTACAGAAGATGGATGAAGAAGATGGTACAACACTCTCTCATACTAATGATATGAAAGAGTCTAATAAACCATATGCTCCAACTATTCCTGATGCATTTGTTCAAGCTGCTATAAAGACTGCAGACAGAACTCATGAGTATAATAGAGATGAACAAGAACATCGTCAAGTCTTAGAAGCTGATCAACAAGAGCATAAACAAGAGATGGAAAAGTTAGAGTTCCTGCATCATGAGCACAAACAGTGTATACATGAGTGGGGTGATACTGACGGTGATGGAGACTTAGAGTGTATCCATTGCGGTAGAATCAAGGATGAACATTGTTAACTTAACTAAATACTATGGATTCTGATGACCAAAAGACAGAGACTAAAAATACTTCGTTCCTCACGGGATGTCAGCTTAATGGCAGCCATGTTCTTTCTCCCACTGGGATACGATCTGCTGTTCAAGACGCTCTTAGATTACACTGGGAGCTTTTGGGCTACAGATATCATATTCTATTGTCTATCCGGAGTGTTTTGGCTATCATACTTCTTGCTGTCCAAATCTTTAAAAACTAAATCATGAAATATTTTATAATATTAGCTTGTTTACTATTTACTATAAATACTAAAGCTCAAATAGCTAAGACTCAGACAGAAAATTATAAAGCTAGCTTTGAAAAAGCTATTGACATATCTCAATTTTTAGACTATGAAGGTCCACAAATACCTATACAGATCCTTAAATGTGGTATATCGGATGAAATGTATGAAATGTATCCGGAGCTTAAAGAAAAGCGTGTAGGTCTTGGCGTAGCCAATATCTCTATGGAATATTTAGAGAATCTTAATAGATTCAAATTTACAGAGGATAAAACAGAGATTAAAAATCGTATGGTGAAGCAGTTTCAAGCTTCCCAAGCAGGTATCTCTGAGAATAAGTTAGATGGACGTGGTAAGATTAATCTTGCTAAATACTTTGTAACTATTGAATGTTATGATTATAGTATATCAGAAGATGAAAGTGTTAGCCTTAAAGATGGTACAAAACAACTTATGGTTACGAGGATTGGTTTACAAGTTAGATTCACTGATGCTGAAACTGGTGTGGTTTTTAGTGGTTCTGGACTTGGAGAAGCAAAGACTACTAAAGAGACTTCAGGTTTATCTGATGCGGCTTTAGATCCTGTTAAATTTAATCAATCTACTATTAGTATTTCTACTAAGAAAGCATTAGATATAGCTTGTGCTCGTATCCTAGATCGTATGATTAAGAAAGGTATATTTACTAAATAATTGTTATGGCAAACGCTAAGAAAAAGAAGAGAGCTATGAGATCTGTTAAATCTGGAGTTAAAACTTCAGCTTTAATTAAATCTAATCTACTCATCTTAAATAAGTTAAAGTGATTGAAAAAGTTTATATTTGCACTAATTTTAGTAGTATTACTACCATGTTATGCGTATAGTCAAACTCTTATACAGACGTTTACTGACCCTTGTACTAAAGTTGTCAGTACGTTTAGCATTCCTATTACTGGCAGCACTGTTATTGTGTTCTATAATAAGTCTAGGACTTTTACTGCCGCTGATATATCTTCTGGTGCATTTCAGACTTGGATTAATCAAGTATATGAAGATTATCGTAGATTATCTCCCTGTTCTGTGGCTCAAACTGCACAAACTAGCACTCAAGTTACAGCCAATGCTGTTTCTGCTGCAGTAAGTGCTGCTGTAAGTTCAGCTACTTCATCTGCAGCTTCTAGTGCTGCATCAGCTGCGGCTTCTGCTGCTGCTTCTTCAGCGGCTGCACCTCCTCCTACTGCTGCTCCACCTTCTAGTAGCTCTACTAGTAGTTCAAGCAATTCTCAAGGATCAAGCTCAGAATCTAGTAGTAGCAGCTCTAGTGGTGAAAGTTCTTCAAGTTCTGAATCATCATCTAGTAGCTCAGAATCTAAGTCTGAGTCTAAGTCAGAATCTAAATCAGAGTCTAAATCTGAAAAGAAATCTGAGGAAAAAAAGTCTGATAGTAAAAAGGATTCTAAATCCTCTAATAAGGCTCAGGCTAGGATGAATCCTATATTATTTAATTCTGATCTCACTGCAGGTCAAAATGTTGATGCTAGTGTAGCATTAGTGCTTACAGGAGGTATATCACAGTCTTCTATGACTGGAGCTAGCTCATGGGGCGTCACTGGTATGGTATGGAGTAATCTAAAACAGTTTGTTGTCTCTTCTAGATATACTAAAATGAATTTCAATGGAGGGAAGTTAGAGTCTATATCTAACTATGGTTTTACTACAGCTTATATGTTTGGAAACTTATCTAGTTTCTTGACATATGCTTATATCTACCCTATGGGTAAATGGGGTGTTACGGGTGCTAACTATACATTGGCTTTTAGTAAGGACAATGTAATGCACAATCTTCTTTTATTTTATACTAAGCCTATTCCTGTTAATAGAAGGCTAAATCTATCTCCTGAGCTTTATGTCTCAGGGAGTCCTGTAATGTATATGTTTGATACTAAGGACTTTGTTATATCCGAGGATATGGGTTTTATCACTGGAGTTTCCGGTGATTATTCTTTTACTAAACGTTTTAAATTAAACATAGGATTGAGGACTAGTCTTTCAACTAATCCCCAAGTTCCTATGCTATTATTTATGGTAGTAGGTTCTAAAATCAATCTTTAGTATTTACCTTTTGAATCTACATTAAATATTCTTGCACCATCAAATACTACTGCTTGACCAGCTTCAGAATACTTTTTCATAGTTTCTTTGTTAAAGTGATCAAATCTTGCTCCTTTAACGCCTATGAAAAATGCTTTTTCTGAATAGCTATGACAGCTATCTTCAGCATCTGTAATAACTAATGCATTATCAGGATGTCTCTTGATGTGATCTACTACTACATTAATTGATGTTCCACCACTAGTTCCTAGATTTGCTATTGAAAATAAATCTGTCTTAAGTTCTTTTACAGAATTATTAAATACATATATCTTATTTAGCATACCTAAGTCTTGCATTTTAAGAGCAAATGCTTTACAGAAATCTAGTTTATCTATTCTTGTACCATCAACAGTTCCTACGCCACAACTATCTGACATTGAACCAGATACGTCTATATAGATATTAATCTTACCTATAGACTTCGTATCTTTAATCATAATGTCTTCAATCATGAACTTTCTTAGCTTTGGATGTAAGAATACAAACTCATCTAATCCTGCTATATTATCAGAGTTAAATAAGTCTTCTTGAATGGTTTCTTTCTTAGCAGAGAAATAGTTCTTGGACTTATCCATTAACTTCTTAATCTTGTCTTTAAGAGAACCCATGGACATATTTATTCTTCTAATATCTGCAGCTACTTGATTTATATAATCAGGACTTAGTTTACCTGCACCACCACCTTCTTTAACGTTATTAAACATCTCATCTTGAAGATCTTGTGGAATAGACTCATCCATTGCTTTACATGTATCTTGAGCATCTTGTATAGCATCATCCATCATGTTTTTAGATAATCTATTATCAAGCATCTTATCCATAAGTTGATCAATATTCTGATTACCAAATTCTGAATCACCACCAAGACCGTTCATTAATTCTTGTGCACCGTTTGGATCTATATATTCCATCATAGTCATCTGCATAATATAATAATGCATTAGATTTCTAGTGAAGATAGCTGATTTAAGACTACTTGT